GAGTCTTTTAGTATCGATCCCTCGACTCGCACTAAATCTCATTGTTTTTAAGAACAAACTCTCAACTCTCGCAACCTGATGCCTTCGCCAAAGATATCACTCCAAGACCGTCTATCTAAGGTCACGAATCTTAACCCTGAAGTAAAATTTACTCAAGGTGATAAAATTCCCGACCGTGCAATCGACTTTCATGAAGTATACAAAGCCAACTCCTCTTCAAAGATTGACTCCGCTAACGTTTTTACTATCGACGTTCTCCCAAACTTTGTCCCAATCCTCTGCTTTGTTATCTATCATGCTAATGTCTATTCGACTGACATTAACAAGCATGGACACTCCAAAACATCTGTCCCAACGTTCGTCTCCTACTGTATGTCTATCATATACGGATACTTCCTACTCTCCGACATGTATGTTCGCCCATCTCCGTCCGTCTTCGCCTCCTCCTGGAAAAATTCGACTTTCCGCGACAATTTTGCAACTTTCCTTGCTTCTCTCCCTGTCCCTGAATTTCTTCTTCCAATTCTGACGTCTTTTCACCCATTTGCTGACGACACCCGTCACAATGTTATCTTTGTTGCCTCCGCCGCTGGATATCGTTATGAACAACACTTCGGTAAGATTATTCCTACCCTCGCGTTCTATAACATCCACGACATAGTATGTGAACAGCCCTCAAATGCTCAGAAATTCGACATTCTGAACGCTTTGTATTCTAAGGCTATATACCACATTACTGCTACAAACTTTAATGCATCTCTTGCTAATTACATTGGCTATGGCTACAACAACGCCGCCGCTAGAACTAATGACCGTGGACACTCTACTGGAAAACTTTTCCAAGTCTTCGAATCACTATTTTCTCCAGTTCTATTCCGTGATTACCATAAACGACACTCCCTTGCGTCTATCTCCCTCGAACCTCCGACGTTCGCGACAAGCGCATTCAATGTTTATGACTGGCTCTTCGCTGCCACACGTGATAACTTAGCTGAACAGAAAATTGTTCTATCATCAGTCAAATCCTTCGTCCTCGACTCTGTCAAATGCTCCGGCACACTTGCTGACGCATTTACCGCATCTACTGGTGCACAGATCACCCGTCATGGTTACTCACTCATGAGCCTTCCGACCGCCCATGGTAAAAACCTAATTGACGCTAACGGTGACCTAATCTCAAGCGCAAAACTTAGCGCAACAGATCGACAAATTTCACGCTCCGCGCGCGACATTGCTATCGAAATTGGATTTCTCCCCCCCATCGACGCTACGCCATCTCACAAACAGCCCCAACCTCAAGCACTCGACAATAAAGATCAGCCGATCCCCGACTCACACGTTTCCAACGCCTCATGGCCCTGGAACTTGCTTCACTCCACTTTGAACCCTCCGACGGCTCCAAAGCTTAGTGACGTTATACAAGTCCCCAGTCCCGAAACTGAGTTCGAAATCTTCGACTCCGATCGTCATCACTACCCACCGGTACGTGTACTCAACTTTCCTGACGATTCCACCGTCGACGCACATCTCGCCACTCTCACTGGCATGGTGATTGAATCATTCGAAATCGATGGTTCAGTAGTCGCTCATCCCGACGCTCACCTGTCTAATGGTGTTGATAATACTTGGTTCGCTGTCTCCGCTATTTCCTTGCGTTATGTATATCAATACAACACGCTCCAAAATGGAAATGCATCGCCAATCCGTGCCCGCTCACGAGTATTCCGACCTACTCAAGGCGCTCACCCCATCGCAACTTTGTTCGTTGATCGTACTCAGATCAACCTACCTCGACCAGCTCCGTACTTATACGACCAACTCGTTAACAACACTCTTCCTGGACTCACTATTGTCCAAAATGCTACCTGGATCGCAAAAGTCAAATCCTTCCTTGGATCAAACGTTTCTCACCGCCTCCGACGCACCGAGAACACTTATCCTGGATTCGACGACCGCGACATCTATGTGTGGTCTCCTTATTCGTACACACCTGTCTCACCACGAGACGATGCTGATATCGACTATTCTGAACAAGTTACATACTTTCTCACAAACCTTCGCACAATCTTTGGAACTCGCAATCGCATGATTGAAGTTCAAAACTCGCTCGAAGTTATGCCTGTTATGTAAATACCGTTGAAACTGGTTCTGAGCCTTTCTGAATTTTATTCCGACCAATTTTCCAGATCCTCAGCCGTCGACGCGA